TACTGCGGGAATTCTGCCACAACATCGCGAGGTTTGCGACATTTGCGACCAATACGCGGCCGATGTGCTCGCCGAACGCGTGCCCGCCGGTCGTTGGATGTGGGCGGCGGCGCAGCGCTACCAGCGTGACCGACTGCGCAACGACATCTACATGGACTGGGAGGCCGTCGCGGCGCTCAACGCCCACTTCGGCTCCCTCTCGCTCGTCGGCGAGTCGACGGGCGCGCTCTTCGCCCTCCATCCGTGGCAACTGTGGACCGTCGCGCAGATCGTCGGGTGGAAGATGGAAGACGGCCGGCGACGCGTGCGCCTCGCGCTCGTGCAAGTTGCGCGCGGAAACGGAAAGACGACGCTCATGGCGGGCTTGTGTCTGTGGGACTTGATCGGCGGCGAGGGCCGTCGCGTCCACGTGATCGCCAACAACGAAGACCAGGCCGAGATCTGCCTTGACACGGCGCGACAGATGGCGATAAAGCTCGCGCCCGCCGGCATGGTCGTGCGCTTCAACCGTATTGTGCGCCCGAGCGCCGACTCGGAGATGACCGCGCTACCCGCGCAAGAGCGATCGCTCGACGGCTTGAACCCGTCACTCTGGATCGCGGACGAGGCCGCCGAGTTTCGCGGGCGGTTCTTGACGAAGCTCCTCACGACGGGAAGCAAGCGCAAGGAGTCGACGGGCGTGATCATCTCGACGCCGGGCAGCAACCCCGAGAACCATTACGCCGAGATCGTGAAGCAGTGCGAGTCGATTCTCAGCGGCGAAACCGACGACGACACCGTGATGCCAATCATGTACGGCCTCGACGCCGGCGACAAGCTCGACGACGAGGGCACATGGCCCAAGGCGAACCCCGGCCTCGCGCTCGGGCAGCCCGATCTCGTGTCGCTGCGGCGCTCCTGGCACACGATGAAGCGCTCGCCGATGGGCCGTGCGGAGTTCTCGCGATATCACGCGGCACGCTGCGACGAGAATACCGGCGGGTGGCTCGACATGTCGCAGTGGACCGGCGGGCAGACGATCGACTGGGAAGCGCTGAAGAAGCGTCCCGCGTACGTCGGCATCGATCTCTCGAAGACGCTCGACATGACGGCGTGCGTCGTCGCGATCCCGCTCGACGACGGGCGGGTGGTGCTGCGTGGCCACTACTTCTGGCCCGCTGCCGACGTCGCGCAGCGCGAGCTCGACTACCGCATGCCCGTGAGGACGTGGGCGCTCGAGGGAAAGATTGAACTCACGCCCGGCCGCGAGATCGACTACGAAGCCGTTCGCGCGCGCGTGCTTCAACTCGGCGAAGAGTTCAACGTGCGATCCGTAGGCTACGACTCCTGGGGGGCGAAGTACCTCGCCGAGCAACTGCAAGCCGACGGCGTCCCGATCACGTGCTACCGAATGGGCATTGCGACGTTTGGCCCAGGGTGCGCGCTCTTCCAGAACTTGTGGGCCGGCGGGAAGCTCGTCATCGGTGACGATCCAATCTTGCGCCGCGCGTGCGCCGAAGCTCACGCCAAGCGCGACATCAACTCGAACATTCGACCGATCAAGTCTCGCGAGTACTGCGCGATCGATCCGCTCGTGGCTTCGATCATCGCTTGCCATGTGTGGGGAGGAATGAAGAGATCGACGTATGAAGATGAATATGAGGAAAAAAGAAAGTGATCGTGTTTAGGTGTAATCCGCGCGCGAGTCGCCCTCGATTATGCCCACATGCTTCGAGGCATCTTGCAAAGAATGCTTGGACACTGGCCCTCTCAGAGTGTGCTTCAGGTGTCCTACGACTCGGCGGGAATGCCGTCCGTATCGACGACGAACGCGCTGCGATACACGCCCGTGTATCGCGCCGTCACGCTGATCGCTAACGACATCGCGCGGACGCCGCTCACCAGTAGCGACGACATCGCGACGCGCTTACTCGCCCAGCCGAACCGATTCCAAACGGGCTACGACTTTCGCCGCTCGATGACGCTTCAAGCGCTCCTCTACGGGAACGCTTTCGCCGTGGTGAACCGCACAATCGGCGGCGATCTCATCGAGCTTCTGCCGCTTGAACATTCAAGCGTGTCTCTCGATGTCTCGGGCATGGTGCCCGTCTACCGAACGCAGACCTACGGCGACGTTCCACATACCTCGATGCTGCACATTCGTGCGATCGGCATCGACGGCATGTGGGGCGAGTCGCCGATCAACCTCTGCCGTACTTCGCTTCAAGTGCTCGCGTCGCAAGAGCAAGCGCAACTTGAGGGCATGAAGAACGCGGGCAACCCGAAGCTCGCGATCTTGCATCCGTCGGCGTTGAACGCGGGCGCGCGGCAGATGATCGCCGAGGACTTCATGGCCAAGCACGCGGGCGCCCAGAACGCCGGCCGCCCGCTTGTGCTCAGCGAGGGCATGAAGGTCGAGCGCATCTCCTCAACGCTCGACGACGCCGGCATAAGCGCCGCGCGCCGTTACTCGGTCGAGGACGTTTCGCGCATCTTCGGCGTGCCGACTTCCTATCTCAGCGAGCACTCGGCGAACGCCTACGGCTCGATGGAATGGCTTTCCCGCATGTACGTGGACGCGTGCCTATCGCACTGGTTCGCCGCGTGGAGCTCGGAGATCGCGAGCAAGGTCGCGACGCTCGGCTCGACTGTGACGTTCGACGCAGACGCGATCACGCGCCCGTCACTCGCTGAACAGATGGCTGCGCTCCGCACTGGCGTGGAGTCTGGCGTGATCACGCGCAACGAAGCGCGCGCGCGTCTCGACATGAAGCCGCTACCTGGACTCGACGAGCCAATCGTCGCCAAGAACATGGGCACCGGCGGGGGCACATCAAACATCGGAGCCGACACATCGGCGGGGGCTCTCAATGATTTCACATCGTGATTTCACCGGCGTGACCAAGGTCGATGGAAGGACTCTATCCGGCGTCGCAGCCGTGTACGGGCAACCGTCGCGCACGATCCACGAGCAGGGACGCTCATTCATCGAACGCATCGCCCCAGGCGCTTTCGGCGCTTCGATCGAAGGCGACATCAAGCTCCTCTACAACCACCAAAACGCCATGCCGCTCGCGCGCTCGCGGAGCGGCACGCTCACGCTTTCCGACTCGCCGAATGGCTTGCAGTACTCCGCGTCGCTCCCCGAGACCACACTCGGCAACGATGTCCGCGCGCTCCTTGAGCGTGGCGACTTGAGCGGCGAGATGAGCTTTGGCTTCTTCGTTGACAAGGACGAGTGGAACAAGACAAAGACCGAGCGCACCGTGACCGCTGCGCGACTCTCCGAGATCAGCATCGTCGTCGATGCCGCCTACCCACAAACCAATTCGAGCTTGCGTTGCGTTGACGCGGCCACGATCGAGGCCGCACACACTCGGCTCGAACTTCACTTGCAAAGGATCTCTCAATGGACAACTTGAACTTGAACGAACTTAACAACCTCACGCACAACTACCGCAAGGAACTTGAACGAATCGAGAAGCGCACCGGCGCCCCGGCTCAATTCGTGACGCAGAAGGGCAGCGGCTCCGAGATCGAAATGATCGAGCGCATGGACGCCGACATGACCAAGATCGAGCGCAGCGTGCAAGACATCGCGCAGAACCGCGCGCAAGAGTCACGCCTCGCAGCAATCGAAGCGCGCCTCGGCGAACCCGTCTACACGTCGCGCGCCGCAGCCGTGAGCCGTGGCTCAGACACCGATCCAAAGTCCGCCGCATACGCCGAGCGTTGGATCAAGGCTACCGCGCGCGGCGATCTCGCTGAGCTCCGCGTGATGAGCAACGGCACAAGCAACGCCGGCGTGCCGACCGATCTTGAGCGTCGCATCGTCGCGAAGCTGCAACAAGCAAGCGCGCTTCGCTCGCTCGCAAAGATCACCACGATCGACAGTGCGCGCACTGTGACTATCGAGAACGCGCTCCCGACATCCGCGCTTGTCGCCGACAACGGCTCTGTATCTGCCGCCGATGCGACATTCTCCGCGCAGATCAGCGTAGTTCCCTACAAGTTTGTCTGTGCGACAACGATGACGCAAGAGTTCATTGATGACGTTGTGGGCACTGCGGGCATCGGCACTGGCCTCGACTACATTGCGCAGCGCTGCGCGGCGTCGCTCGCGCTCACACTCGACCAGTTCTACACCGTGGGCACCGGCACAAGCCAACCGCAAGGCATCTTCGACACGGGCGCGACAGCGCTCGCCGGCCTCGTTACTCAGGGCGTGGTCCTCGCCGAGGATGCGTTGATCACTGCCGTGACCGGTGACAATATCATCGACTGCGTGCACGCAGTCGCGCCGCAATACCGACAGTCGCCGCGCTTCAAGTGGCTCTTCTCGGATACGTTCCTCAAGACCGTGCGCAAGATCAAGGTCAACACCACCGAATACGTCTGGAAGCCATCTGAGAACTACTCCGATCTGACCGCCGGCGTGCCTGGCTTCCTCTACGGCGTGCCGTACGTCATCGGCAAGTACGTTGCGGACGCGGACACCACTTCGACTACCACTGCGATCCAGGGCAAGGCGATGGCCGGCGTCGGTCACTGGGACTACTTCGAGATCTTCGATCGCACTGGTATGACCAGCATGATTGACCCGTACTCGGGCGCTGCAAACATGCGCAGCACGCTCTACACCTACATGCGCACCGATAGTCGCATCATGCAGCCAGAAGCGTTCGCATCGATTCGATTCCTCAACGCCGCTTGATCCGATTTCTTACTCCCTGCCTCGGCGCTGCGGGAACGCAGCGCCGAGGTTTCGATGGCACTCTCTCTTGCAACCGTGAAAGCCGCGCTGCGCATCGACTACGTCGACGACGACAGCGAGTTGTCTCGTCTCATTCTCGCGGCTGAAGCGTTCGTCGAGTCGTACACCGGCGTGCGCATATCGTCGGCCTCGCGCACGATGAATCTCCTCACGTTCAAGCGCACCAAGTTTGCTGAGTATCCGCGCACTGTGACGGGCGCCGTGACTTACTACGACGCATCTAACGTCTTCACTGTAATGTCGAGCGGCTACTGGACCGACA